GTGTTGTAACACATCTATCATATCATGGTAAAGATGCAGCCAGTCTAAATGCATCACATGAAGTTGACCACGAAAACTTCAACAAACATTCAGATGTATTCTCTGTCGATCCAAGAATGGACACATCAAAAGTACATTTTAGTCCGGAAGAACAAAAGAAATTCAGTAAACATATTGCAGATGCACAAGCAGTCCATGATACACATGGTGATGATATGTATGCTGGTTCAAGCGCACACCACGGCATCGGCGGCGCCTTAGAGACATATATGAATCATACTGTTCGCACAGGCGAAGAAGCAAATCACAAGAACTTTAAGAATTGGTTAGAAACCAAAAAGAACAAAGACATTGACAAACTCAAAGTCGAGAAGAATAAGAAAGCCAAGCAAGCAGACCTAAAAGATGAGTTAGGTAAGATTGAACGAAACAAGAAACACTACAACAATCTTTTCAAAATGCATGGTCACTTGCAGGCAGCTAAAGATACACTCATTGGTGTTATGAATCAACACCAAGAATTCCAACACACACATGGCGGCGAATCTGCGAATCCTGAAGGATATGTTTTCCATCACGGCAAAGAATCTGATAAATTCGTTAATCGTGCGGAATTCTCACGTAGAAATTTTGCTGGAATAAGAAACATATGAAAAAGTTTTTAGAAAAATTACACGAAGATGCACAGACCCACACACCTGTGGTTATGGCATTTGGTCGAATGAACCCACCAACTATTGGTCACGAAAAACTGGTCAATAGAGTCACACAGTTGGCCAAAGATTATAAAGCACCACACCACATTATTGTGTCACATTCTATGGATGCAAAGAAGAATCCATTGGAACTTGCAAGTAAAATTAAACACGCAAAGAGATTCTTTCCAGGTGCGAACATAACTGGTTCAAGTAAAGAGAAACCAACATTCTTACAACATGCAGCTGCACTACATGCGGCTGGCCATGACCACTTGGTGATGGTTGCTGGTTCAGACCGTATTCCAGAATATGAACAAAAGTTAAATCAATATAATGGTGAAGGTCCAGGTAAATTATTCAACTTCAAAAAGATTGAAGTGAAGTCTGCTGGTCAACGTGATCCAGATGCCGAAGGTGCAGAAGGTATGTCAGCATCCAAAATGCGTGAACATGCAAAGAGTGGAGATTTCAATTCTTTCCGCCAAGGTGTTCCATCACACGTTCCAGATAATCACGCTAGAGCATTGTTTCGTGATGTTCGTAAAGGCATGGGATTGAATGAAGATTTCAACCGTGGTCTGTTTAAAGCCATCTTTGTGACTGGCGGACCTGGTTCAGGTAAAGACATTATCATCCGTGAAGCGATTGCAGAATCAAAAGCAGTCGAGTTAAATTCTGTGCAAGCATTTGACTTATTGATGGACAAACAAAAGTTGTCTGAAAAAACAAATGACTACCGTAGAGAAGCAATTCGCAACCGTGGTCCACTAATCATCAATGGTCCTGCTGACGACCACACAAGAATGATTACCATTAGAGAAGAACTAGAAGAATTTGGTTATGAAACCGCTATGGTGTTTGTTGATACAACCAACGAAGCCAGTAAAGAACGTAATGAGAAGTTGAACAAATCAATTTCCGAATCAATCAGATATGATAAGTGGCAACTTGCACAAACTTCAAAAGAAGCATATCGCCAGAATTTTTCCAATTTTATAAATTTCAATAATAGTTCCACTTTCGAAGAAATTCAAGAGGATATTACTGACACTTACGGAGAAATAAATAGGTTCATCGAGGACAAAAATTACAATGAAATTGCGTTCTCTTGGTTGGAAAGTCGTGGTAAAATTAGTATCACATCATTATTTAAGGAAAATGAAAATGTTAAGAAAAATTCTAGATTTTTTGAAAGTTACAAAACCAAGCGCACCAGCGGCACCAGTGGAAGTCCAAGTCTCAACACCGGAACCGGTCCAAGAGCAGAAGGTCCAGGAAGTGAACTCCCAGATAATCGTGCAGGAGACAGTAACGCCGACAACATCAAGTGGGACGGAAACAAAAAACGTGGCGGATACACCTTCAGAACCTACACCGAAGAAAGCCCCAGCCTCAAAGTCAACCCAATCCCCAAAGAAAACAACTTCTCCAAGGACAAAGAAAAAGTAAAGCGTAATCGTTTTACTGATGCACCAACTGTCAATCAACGTATGAGAAATATTACAACAGTTGGTCCAGAATTTGATACACGCCAACAGGGAACAGTATACCCTATGTCTGGTCTAGGCGATGTAACATATAGAGAGTCTTACAATAATCCAGCTGATACCGAAATGGGTGTTAGTGGTGTTTTGGGTGGTGCAACAAATAAGGAACCTATGGAAAATCCAAGAGACAAGTTTGGTTCAAGTTCTCTAAAGAATTCTCTAAAGAAGAAAAAGAAATGAAAAAATTCACAGAATTCGTAAAAGAATCCACAAAAGAAACTGAACACCACGATGCTCAGGAAATCAAACGTCAAAAGGCACACTTGATGGACAAAGCTAAAGAGTATGGTGACCAAGCACAAAAAGAAAAACATTTCGGTCATGGTGGCGCCGCACAAGCAAAAGGTGAGACTATGGCTGCAGCTGCAAAAAACATTAAAGGAGAGTAACATGATAGACTTAAAAAAGAACGATGCACTTGCTGATGCGGTAAAAGAAATTTTACAGCAAGAAGCTTTAAAAGGTAATCAACACGAAATTGATAAAAATAAGAATAATAAAATTGACTCACACGATTTTAAAATTCTTCGTGGTGAAAAGAAAGCAGTTAAAAAAGAAGAAGTTGAAACCGTTGAAGAAGGTCTTAAAGATATTGCCAAGAAAGCTTTCAAAGCTTTGACTGGTGGTTCAGATGAAGACCAACTTAAAGCACTACAGAAAAGAGCTGGTGCACCAGTAACTGGTAAAAAACCAGAACCAAAAAAAGAAGAAGTTGAAGTTTCAACCCAAAAAACTTTGAAGCAATTCAGAGAAAATGCATTTGACTGGAAAAAGAAACCAGAACCACAACCAAATGGCGGTTCAGGTGTAAAACAAGGTTCACGTTATGGTGGTTCTAAACAGAAAGATAAACCAGAACAGGAAACAGACGAAAAAAAGTAAATGAGGCAAAAGGACCAACCAGTCAGGAAGACGGACATTTTGTCTCTAGTATCAATGATACACATGATTTGAAGCCATTGAACCACGCAAGGTACTTGGCTAAAAAATCTTTAAATAGAGTTCAAAAAGAAATGATGAACAAATAAGGCACAATAATGAGCAAAGCACAAACATTAAAATCTATAGTTAAAAGGGGGGGTGCAGAAAAGCCTTCTTTTGGAACCAATCCTTGGGATCCATGGTCCGCAAAAGCAAATATTGCGGAAGATGCTGCTTTGGATCAATATTTGACCTCTAGAGGTATCAATCCGAAACACGTTTCTAAAGACCAGAAGGTTGCACATTCCAAGATGGGTCAATTCCTAAAATGGAAAAGAGACCACATGTCTGAAGCTGTAGACAGGAAAGATACAATTGTTTTTGACATTCCTTTATTGATTCGTGTGTTAGAATTTGCTCGTGAAGAATTGAAATCAGACGTATTACTACACAAAATGGTAGAAAGATTGATTTCTATCCGTGGTAAGGGAACATTGACAATGAACCAATATGGCAAGATTGTCAAAGAAGAAGCTGAATCTTTAGGTGAATCTTTTCCTGAATATGGTGAAAGAGCCAATAAACTTTTAAAAAGAAGTCATGAACTGTATGATAAATCTCGTTCAGAACCAGACGCTTCAAAGAAAAAAGAAATGGTTTCTAAGTCAACAAGAGCTCATGGTATTTTTATGAAAGCCAAAGAAAAACACATGAGTCGTCATCCTGAAGATGCAGAATCTTTACGAAACAAAACAATGTCTGGTGCAAGCAAAGATTATGAAGGTGGTAAAAAATGGACTGGCGATTCTGTTGAACATCCGGAAGACACTAGTGTTATTTCTGAAATCAGCAGTGCAACTTTGGATAGTTACAAAGAGAAGGCCAAGAAGTCAGCTGATGATTTGTCAGCAAAAGGTGAATATAGAAAATCTACAAACCGCTGGTCTAACATTATGAAGGCTACTGGTAAACAGATTGATAAGACAACTGCCAGCATTAAGAAGTCTTTGAACAAGGAAGAAACTGTTTCAGAGGTTGCACCTCCAGGATTTGAGGGTACCGTCAAGGCCATGAAAAAACATAAGGATATTGATAATCCTTATGCGCTCGCATGGTCAATGAAGAACAAAGGTTACAAGTCACATAAGAAGGCTGACGGAACACCAAAGAATGAAAACTTTCAGGATCCAATGGCCGCATCATCAATGCCTAATGACGGTGCAAATAGTCCTGATGATGTTGAACAACCAAAGAATAAAAAGTTAATTCAAATGTCTAAGTCTGCTCGAATCATTAAAAACCTTTATAAAAAGAAGGGTATGAAAGAGGAGATTTATGACCACGAAAAGGAAGATAAATCTGTTGCATCTTCTGGTAAAAAACCAAAAATGCAAAAGATAAGTACTGGTTTAGAAGAACCACAAGCCGCAGCGGTATTAACAGGCGGTACCACCATGACTGGTGAAAAGAGAGATACCATCGAAATCGACCCTATGATGAAGATGCGTAAACCAATTTCTGGAAAAAGATAAATACAAAGATAACCCTCGGTTAAAAGGAGAATAAAATGTCATCTTGGGGAAATAACGACAACGCAGCTAACGCACCATATTGGGCAGTTAACTCAACAATAGTCAATGCAGCTGACGTAAAAGCAGTTGCAGCTGCACCTACCGCAGCAAACGTTGCATTACTATATGGTAATACAACAGCTGATGTATATACAACAGGTCAAACCATTGGTTTGTTTTCTGTTGATGCACAGGAATCATTAGTAACTCATGCCCAACACACTGGTTGGGTACTAAGAACTACAGGTTCTGGTGGCCGTGCCGGACGTGTTCAAAATGAAGTTTTGGTTGCTTTGAGTGGAGTTACTGGTGACGGTGACGCACAACAATATGCAAACGTTTCTATCACATTGAGTGGACCAGCTGATGCTGCTGTTCTTGCAAATGCTACATACTATGCTAACGTTGCAACCTTCAGCGTAACACCAAGTTTGGTTGGAAACACATCTGCAACACTAACATATCAGTGGCAGTACAACTCTGGTTCAGCGTGGGCAAACATTCCTGCAAACACAGTACCAATGCAATACAGCGGCGCAACAAGTTCAGTATTGTATGCAAGACCTGGAACTACAGCAAACAACGCAACGAAGTATCGTGTTGTCGTTACTGCCGCAGACCAAGGTGTATCAGCAACATCCGCAAACGCAGTTATTACTGTAACCTAATAAAAGGGGCTTCGGCCCCTCTTTAATATGTTTGATGATTTGAATGAAGAAAATTTTATGTTGTATGCTATGAAATGCTATACATCACCACATTGTATTATGTCGGAATTTGAGGGAGATATCAAAAGAACGAAATATCTGAAAAGATTGTTTCGTAGATATAAGATAACAAAATCCCTCAAAGAACGATTAATAATGAACCATATCATTTTATTGAATAATGTTTTTGGTCCGGAAGCAACGGCAAGAATATTGTTCTATAAGACTGATGAACGTGATTATGATATTCTAAAAACTTTTTTAGACTATCTTGATATTATGCCTGATTTTGTTTATGGTATCAATGGAAAAACTATATTATCATCCGATTTACCACTAGATATGAATGTCGCAGAGATATTAAGAAACATATGAAAACATTTCAAGAATATTTAAACGAAGTTAAGAAACCAACCGGTGACCTGAAGAAGGCCTGTTGGGACGGCTATACTGCTGTCGGTACAAAACAAAAAGGTGGACGTACAGTTCCGAATTGTGTACCTGAAGAAATTGTCAAGGAAGCTCATGGTCCTTGGGGCAAAATATCACAGGCTAGTTTAGATAAAATTGCAAAAGCCAAAAAACGTGAAGAAAAAGAAAAAGGTATTCTGAGAAGACCTGGATCAAAGTTACGAAAAGATACACCTAATTATGTTGCTAAAGTAAATGACCTTTCTGAAGAAGAATTAGAAGAAAATCATATTGCAATCGCCATGGGTAAAGAGATGGATGATGAGGGTAGTATGATTATGAATCAACTGGATCACATGGAACGTTCCATCAAAATGATGCGTGATGTGGTTAAGGATCCAAATATGCAGATACCTGCTTGGGTTCAATCTAAGGTAACATTGGCCGCAGACTATATTGAAACAGCTGCTGGTTACATGTCTAGTAAAAATGAAGAAGTTGACCTAGAAGAAACTGCTGCATGGCAACGCAAAGAAGGCAAAAGTGAATCTGGTGGTTTGAATCAAAAAGGTGTTGATTCTTATCGTAGAGAAAATCCTGGTTCCAAACTAAAAACAGCCGTCACAACAAAACCATCAAAATTAAAAGCAGGTTCAGCTGCAGCAAATCGCCGCAAATCATTCTGTGCTAGAATGTCTGGTATGAAAAAAAGATTAACTTCAGCAAAAACTGCTAATGATCCAGATTCACGCATTAATAAATCTTTACGTAAGTGGAACTGCTAATGAAAACATTTCAAGAATCTATTACAGAAAAGGGTAGATGTTGGACTGGTTACAAACCTGTTCCAGGCAAAAAAGCATATTCTGATAATAGTTGTGTGAAAGAAGACGGTATGGCCGGAGCACCAGCAAATAGTGTTGGTGGTGGAAACATTGCTGGTTCTGGCGGCGCTGGCGGAGAACCTGGTGTTTCTAAGAAAAGAAACCCAGTAATGTCATTTGTTAAACGTAAATAAACATGTGGTTATTGCAATGGTTGCCTAATTGGATTTTCTACGCCGTCTTAATAGCCGGCGTTTTTGGTTTGGCCGCATCATATCTTATCAGATTCTTATCATTCATACCATTCCTTTACGTTTATAAAACACCAATACAATTAGGTTCTATTGCTGCGATTGTGATTGGTACATTCATGGCTGGCGCAATCCACGATAATGAACAGTGGGAAGCAAGAGTGCGAGAGATGGAAGAAAAAGTTGCTGCAGCTGAAGTACAATCAAAGGAAGAAAATATTAAGATTGTTGAAAAAGTGGTAAACAAGGTGCAAATTGTTAAGACCCGTGGTCAAGACATTGTTAAATATGTGGATAGAGAAATTGTAAAGTATGACACAAAATTTGTTCCAGGTGGTGTATGTGAGATACCAAAAGAATTCGTAGAAGCTCACAATAGAGCAGCAGAGGCACCAAAATGAATGAGAGAACAACAGAATATTTAATATGGGCTATCTTTATTGTTGTAATGGTGTTTATGATGGGCTGTTCTACAACAGTTCCAGTTACCGCTAAATTTCCAGAAGTACCTGAGAAATTGAAACAGAAATGTCCTCAATTAGAAAAATTAGTAGATGATCCAAAGTTAACAGACATAAGCAAAACAGTTACAATAAACTATACAACATACTATGAGTGTGCGGTGAAAAATGATGCATGGATTGAATGGTATGAAATACAGAAACGAATATTTGAAGGTGTGAAATGACAGAAGAACAAGAACAAACTAAAGAACGCACTGGTTGGATTATTACATTTTTGGCTGCATTTTTGGCTATCACATCATTACTTGATGGTGGCAATTCATCACAGATTTTAGATAACACGATTGAAGCAAACAATGTTTGGTCTTTCTATCAAGCAAAAAGCATTAAACAGTCATTAGCTGAAATAACATACGATAATGCTGTTCGTAATGGAGACAAAAGAAAAGCCCAAATTATGAAGGCTAAAATAGAACGTTATGAATCTGAACCTTCATCAGGTGAAGGTAAAAAAGAATTGATGGCCAAGGCTCGTGCAATTGAAGCTAAGAGAGCAGTAGCGGAACTAAGAAGTCCTTGGTACACATACTCTAATGCTTTCTATCAAATTGCAATTGTTATATTAGCTGCATCTATGTTGACGTTGAATAAAAAAATGTATTGGATTGGTATCGGTCTTGGTGCTTTTGCAGTATTGTTAATGTCACAAGGTGCTTTTTTATGGTTACCGATAATATTATAAGGATTGAAAATGGAATTAACAAAAGAACAATTAAAACAATTACTTCCAAAAAACCCATATATTGATAACTGGCATCACGCCCTATCAATTCTACTACCGGATTATGAAATCAATACACCTCAGAGAATGGCTGCTTTCATAGCACAATGTTCACATGAGTCTGGTGGTTTCATGGTTCTCAAAGAGAATCTAAATTATAAAGCAGCATCACTACGTAAACTGTTTGGTAAGTATTTTCCAAATGATGAGATTGCAAACCGCATCTATGCATCACGTATGGGTAACGGAGATGAGGCGTCTGGTGATGGATACAAGTTCTGTGGCCGTGGTTTAATCCAATTGACTGGTCGTGACAACTATACTTTCTTTGCAGGCAGTCTCGATATCACAGTAGAAGAAGCATCAGAATATCTACAGACATTTGAAGGCGCAGCACAATCTGCTTGCTGGTTCTGGGAAACAAATAAATTAAATCAGTGGGCTGACAAAGGTGATATCGTCACATTGACAAAACGTATCAATGGTGGAACGATTGGCCTTGAAAACCGCATCAAACATTATGAACACGCACTTCATGTTTTTGGAGTTTAATGTGAAAAAAATTATATTAATACTTGCATTGTTACCTTGTTTGGCATTTGCACAAAAAGCACCACAAGGTGTTACATATGACGCACAAATATTAAGAGTAACGGATGGCGATACAGTTGTTATCGCCGCACCCTTTCTACCTGCACCCCTTAAGCCCGAACTTGCGGTACGAGTCTATGGAGTCGATACTCCAGAAAAAGGATTTAGAGGTCAATGCGATAGTGAAAAACAACGTGGTGAAGCCGCTTCCGTTTTCACTAAAGGTCTCATTAACGCCAGCCAACAGCGACAAGTCATACTATACGGGTGGGATAAATTCGGTGGTCGTGTATTGGGTGATATCATTCTAAACGGTCAAAGTCTCCGTACCCAATTGATTGCCAACGGATTTGCTCGTGAATATTACGGTGAAGCTAAAACTTCTTGGTGTAATTAAGGAAAAAACATGAACGATAAAAAACTATTATATGTAGCAATCGCAATGATTATTTTACCTTTATCATTGGCATTTTTTGGTGGTGATAGATTCCGTTATCCATGTCAAGACCCTGATAATTGGGACAAAGAATTTTGTAAAATGCCAAAATGTGATGTGACAAGAACTTGTCCAGAGCATATTTTTAAAGGACAGAGGGATCCAAGATTAGGTCCACCAACAACAAGAGTTGAACCTATGGGCCAAACTCCTGCACCAGCACAATGTACAACACCAACACAAGGAGCGAATTGTGGAAAATAATAATAATTTCATGTATACAGAAGAGCAGTTAATGGCTCGTCTAAAATTCTTTATCGGTATTTGTTTAGCATTAACATTGACAGGTATTGTATTTGTCGTGTTATACTCCATCATCTTTGTAACTCAACCATTAAATGCAATTAGTCCTATTGACCAAAAATTCTTTGAGTTGATTATTCCTATTGCAACATTCTTAACTGGTACTCTATCAGGCATTATGTTAGCCGGTAATGATAAAGACCTTAGAGCAAAGGCGCTAGATGCAGCAAATAAACCACCAACCGTTTCAGGACCACCACCAAATGCACCGTCAACTAATGCACCAAGCAACAATGCAACATTTGGCACACCAACGCCAAGCGCAGCAACATTTGCACCAGCAGCACAAGTTGTCACAGGATTTGGAGGCAAACCAGCACCTGCACCAGCCCCACAACCAGAAATCTAAATAAATGACATTCTTTAGAAGTATGTTATCAGATGGTGTCAATGGCACCATCTCCAGTAAAAGAGTAGTTACATTACTATCATTCACCATGTGTGCATTTGGGTTTGTTGCTATGGTGTATGGTTATCCAATTGACACCAAAATATATGACTCTATGATGTATATTGTGCTTGCGGGTTTAGGTTTTACAGCTTCAGAAAAATTTGTTAAAAAGGACGAAAAATGAAAAATTATATATTTGTAGCAGGATTGTGTCTTGCACTTAATGTTTACGCAGCAGAAACAAAAAAAGTTTGTGTTGATGTAAAAGACAAACAAGGTCAAGTTGTTAAAGACAAAGCCGGCAAACCAAAACAGAATTGTAAAGAAATGAAAGTTCATAAGAAACTTGAAGGCACAGAAGTACCTGTGAAAAAATAATGGCATACTCTGATAAGGTAATCGACCATTACGAAAATCCACGAAACGTGGGTAAGTTTCAAGAAGATGATACCATAGGTACTGGTATGGTCGGTGCGCCTGCTTGTGGTGATGTAATGAGGCTTCAAATTAAAGTTGAGGAAGGAATCATTACCGATGCGAAATTCAAAACATACGGATGCGGAAGTGCAATTGCCAGTTCAAGCCTCGTTACCGAATGGGTCAAGGGAAGGACGCTTGACGAAGCGGGAAAAATTAGTAATTCAACAATTGCTGAAGAGCTTG